GCTGGCGGGTCGAGGTCCTCGGCCGCGGGAGGAACGGGAGCACGCCGGTCCGCTGGCTCGACGGCCCGCTGCGCGGGCGCGAGGCCCGCCTGGAGACGAAGACGCTCAGGAAGGAGAGCACGACATGAAGATCGCCTACCGGCTGATCGAGGTTATCGGCGACGACGCCTGGGTCGACTCCACGATCGAGAGGTCCCTCCACGGGGCCAGCGCGATCCTCCCCGGGCAGCGCTTCATCCGCACGCACGAGTTGGGGGAGCGGGAGATCACGGCCTTCGAGTTGATCGACATCGGAGCAGATGCAACACCGCCCGAAACGGCCGGGGGGAGCGCCGTGCGCGTCGAGGGGGACGATCCTCGATGACGACCCTAATCAAGTCGGGCGACCGCGTCTGCAACGCGAGCTGTCACTACGCCCGCTTCTCGACCTGCCGCTGCGTCTGCGGAGGGCGCTACCACGGCTGCGGCCGGGACGGCACGCTGATCGAGAAGGTCCACGAGACCCAGGATCGCTTCGTCGAGTGGCTGGAGGGGGAAGGCTGCGACGTCTCCGAGTTGAAGAACGCCAAGAAGGGCGCCCTGGCCGAGAAGCTGGAAGCAGAGAGGCAGGCGTGGCTCGCGCGGAGAAGGGCCCCCAGGACGCGCAGGAGCCGCTCTGAAGGGCGAAAGCGCCGGACCGTGAGCGAGCGCCAGGGGCGGTTCGATTTCAGCGCCCGAGACGCGATCGTTGTGGGTGCAGAAGAGGCGCTGTATAATCACACAGGAGAAGAGATCTCGGGCCGGCAGGATGGCCTCGCCCCCGAAAGAGGGCGGTAGCCCGGCAGAGGCCCAGGAAGGGCCCGCAGAGGGAGGAACTTGAGATGTCCGAGGCGGTGATGCAAGATCAGGCCACGCCCCCCCCCAGGGAGGACCCCGTGAGCCCCAGATGGCCCGGCGGAGCCCAGACCGTCCGCGTGAACTGGTCGATGAAGAAGAGCGCGAAGACCGTGGCCGAGCAAGCTGGAGACGGCGAGGGCTACAGCCAGGCCAGCTACGTCTCCGCGATGATCGAGCAACGGCACGCGGGCTGGACCGCGGCCCTGGACTTCCTGCTCTTCGATGAAGAGTGGACGAAGAAGCGGGTCCGGGAGGCGCTGGTGAAGCTCCCGCAGCCGCAGCCCTTCCCGAAGCGGCCGGCCCGGGTCGTGAACGACGCCCTCGGTCTGAAGGGAGACGACCGACTGGCCGACACCGTGGCCCGCGCGCTGCTCACTCTCGCCCTGGAGTCGGTGGCCGGCAACGCCGAGTTGGACCGGAGGCTCTCTTAACCCCGCGGGGCCTGGCGCGGTGTCACAACGCTCGGTGTGGTTTTCGCTGGACAGGGGGCGCGAGTAGGCGCATGATCTCCGCGGGGCGAGAGGCGGGAGGTAGACCATGCGTGCTTCTCTTGCGACGTTCCTGGCCCCGGTGCTCCTCGTGCTGGCCGCCGGCCTTCCGGCCCAGGCGGCGATCACCGTCGATCTCGTCTTCCGGGATACGACGGCCCAGACGCTCACGATCGACCCTGGCGACCCTGCGGGCGGCGGCTCGCGGACGATGGACATCGTCCTCCGCTCGACCTACGACCTGGTCGGCTTCGGCGTGAGCGTCGCCTACGACTACGACAACGGGCTGGCGGTTGCGGGCATCGACAACTGGCGCGGGGTCGGCGTCGATTTCAACATGGCGGGCGAGGCGATCCGCTGCTGCTCGCCCGCGGTCAACCCCGCGGACCTCGGGAGCCTTGGGGTCAGGGGATTCGGCTGCGTCACCCCGTCGTCCGGCACCCTGCCCGAGCAAATGCTGACCGGCACCTACAACATCGGCACGATCATCTGGGACACGTCGGCCATCGCCGAGGGCGCCGAAACGATCTCCGCGTTCCTCGCCCCTGCGGACGGTTTCGCCGCGGTCATCGGGGGCGCCTACGTCAACGTCGACTCGGGAGAGTTGGGCACGCTCACCGTCACGACGGAGCCGCTCCCGCCGCCGCCGCCCAACGCGGTAATCCCCGAGCCGGGCGCTGCGGCGCTGATGGCTGTCGGCTTCGTCGTCTTCACCCTGGCCGCGCCGCGCCGTCGGCCCGGGTAGGGGTCGTTGCAGATCGGTCCTGCCCGCCTACTCGTTGCAGAACGCCGGCTGCTCGCAGGTGAGACCCAGCTCGCAGATTTCTTCTCCGTACTGCTGGCTGTAGAGGACGTACTCCCCGACGCCGACCGCGCCATCGTCGTCCTTGTCGACCTCCGCGTCGTAGCAGGGCTGGCAGGTGCCGGTCTCGCAGTTGTCGGAGTCGAGCGTGCAGAGCGTACCTGTGCCGGAGCACTTGCCGATCGTCCCGTCCTCGCACCCGTGTGCGATGCTGAGCAATACGAAGTCCCCGACGCCGACGGCGCCATCGCCATCCCAGTCCGCGTCGCAGGCGTTTCCGAAGCCATCGCTGTCGGTGTCCGTCTGGGAGGCGTTGGAGTCGTCGAGGCAGTTGTCCTCCGTGTCGAGAACCCCGTCACCGTCCTGGTTGCCGCACAGGGCGCACTCGGTGGGCGAGCACTCGTAGGCACCGATGTCGTGGCTGGACCCCTTCGGCCTGGAAGCCCCGGCGTAGTCCTCTAGCACCGCATCGACAGAGTAGCCGTCGTCGATGATATATTCGGCGAGGGCGCCCTCGGGATCAATCTGATAATCCTCGTCGGCAGACGGACTCGCCTCCACGAACGGATTCGACCCGGCAGAGTAGTTGTCGCTGCTGGTACACCCAGCACCGCAACCGCTGACCAGGGTTCCTCCTGACGGAGTATGCAGCAGGTTGTTTCTTGCCTCCCCGGTGGACACGTCGCTCGTGTCAATGGCGATGCAGGTTACCGCCTCGTCAGGGTCGTAACACACATTGTTGAACACCTCTAGGTACTCGATGGTGATGTCTGGGTTTGATCCGCGCTTCCCGTCCAGGTCCACGAAGACCCTGCTGCCGTGGTCGGAGGCCTGGCCCTTGAAGATGTTGTTCCTGGTGGTCACCTTGGTAGCCCACACCGTCAGCGCGTTCCCGCGGATGTCGTCCCAGTAGTTCCTTTCAAAGATCACGTCCCTGATGCGCTCGTCGTACCCGGAACTCTGTGGGCCCACGGCCACGTTGCACGCGGTGACGTCTGTCGACAGGCACGAGAAGACGTTATCCGACACGACGATCTTTTCGTTCCATAGGCCGCAAACGGTACAAGAGCCGGCCGCGGTGGCGTGAATCTTCAGGATGTGATCGTTGGCATCTGCCGGAGTGCCGAAGTCGTTGTGCTGGATCACGCCCGGCGACCAGTACGAGGTGCGGAACAGGTGGGAGTCGTCGGTCGCGGTGTTGCTTCCGTCGACTCCCATGATGGCCGCCGTGATTCCGTTCACGTACCCCAGGGTGTCTTCGTCGTCACTGCTGCCCTCGACGATGAAGAGCTTCTCTGCGGTGTTCTCGTGGCATTGACCGTAAACCATGCCGAAGGCTTCTGTGGAGTCGACCCTGTAGACCAGAATGTTCTCCGCGGGATCCAGGCTGGCGTTGCAGGTCAGGCGGACGGCAATCCCGACATACTGGGAGGTCATGCGAACGTCCAGGTCCATGATCCGCCAGTCTGTCGCCTCCTCGACCCTGAACGCATACTCCCACTTGTCGGACTTGGACAGAGAGAGAATGGGCTTGGCTCCAGACCCGAACGCCCCGACCAGGCCGACGTCGTAGTCGTCGACGTTCACGCTCCCGGTCGTCCACGTATCCCCCCGGTTGAGAAGGAGGCGCTTTCCGCTACCTATGTAGGAGTTGAGGTCCGACAGGTCGCTCGTGTTGGAGACCTCGGTCGCCCCGCTGGGGCATCCCGTGAAGGACGTGTCGTTGGAGAAACAGACCGTGCTGGTCCCAGAGAACACCGTGTCGGGATCGGAGACCGTGATCTCCACCGTGTTCCCGTTGTCTGTGACGCCCTCCGCATCCTTGACGTCCAGGTTGACGGTGTAGGTCCCGGGGCTGTCGAACACATGGGCGGCCACGGGCCCGATGGCCTCGTTCTTGTTCTTGCCCGACGTGGCCCAGGTTCCGGCCTCGTCGTCGTCGAAGTCCCACTCGTAGTAGAGGTGGTGGAAGGGACGAACGGAGCCATCGCTGTGGGTGGTTCCCGAGGCATCGAAGAACACGGCTAGCGGAGCGACCCCGCTGGTGCGCGACGTGCTGATGGACGCGGTGATCGTCTCCTGGGCGACCGCCGGAGACGCAGCGAAAAGCAGGGTCGTCGCGAGGAGCGCTGCAAACGTGGAAAGTCTTACCATCGTGTCAGTCCCCCCCCTTTTTTTGCGGGGGGCGCGGACCGCGTGCTGGTGGAAGTGCTCCGTTCCCCAGCCCGCGGAGACCTCGCTGAAGTCTTCCATCCCGGTCCGGCCGTCCCCGGGTCGCGCGCCGACTTTAGGGGCTAGCTGCCTCCCTTCACGGGCAGACCGCCTGCCCTGCGTTCGTGTAGTTGATGCACATCAACTGCTTCCCATGAAACCTGTACGGGTGCGCATACTGAGCGTGATCTGACGACAGCACGCGCAGCCCATAGAAACGCATCGTCACGTTCGTCTCCCCGTTCACCGTCCACTTGAACCAGCCGCGAGCGTAGTGACCGAGCCCGGCCTTGCTCACGGGCTCGCCCCAGATCGGATCTGCCGCCATCGGTAGCGCGGGCGGGGACCCGAACAGCGGCGCGATGTGCTGACTCTTGTAACAGCCCTCAGGGTCGTTGGTGCTCGATTGGTCGATGGATGTACTACTATGTGTGATGAAAAATACCGGCTGCGCACCGCTGGAATCTTGGTACTGGGCGCTGAACGTGAAATGATCGTGTCCGAGTAGCACGAAAACCGCCCCGCCGTTCCCTACCGCGGCTGCCTTTGCTGCGACTAGTACAGCCTGCGCCGGTCCCCGCCACGGCGCGGTAGGATCGGGATCTTCGCACAGCCCGGTTGAGCACTGATGTGGTGTCCAGGGGGTCCCTCCACATTGCTCGCCAGCGTGGCACTCGCACAGCGTTCCGGGCTCATCGACGCAGTATCGTTCCACCCCGAGACCGAACTTGCTGTAGTGGTAGTTCCCGTGCGCGTTCTCGGGAGACGGCGCACCGGGAAACGAGTGCTCCACGAGAAAGACCCACTTCGCCGACGTGGTATCTAGTAGGTTGAGAAGCCACGAGAGCTGCTCGTCCCCGTAGCTCCACTGGTCCGCCGTCCTCGGAAAGAAGTCGTCAGGATCCTCGGCCGACACCGTGTCGCCGTCCAGATCCCCCCCCCAGCCGGGCGGCGTGTGCTCGAACGGCGTGAGCTTTATGAAGAGCGCCGAACCAGCTTGAAAGGCATAGTAGTGACCTTCTTGCTCCGTGCAGCTCGGAGTGCAGCCCGTATTCGGGTACCACCCGGACTGGTTTGCGTTGCCCGTGTACTTCTCCGTCGCGTCCCACGAGGTGTAGAACATCCGCTTTGCCTGACCGGTGGAGCCGCCGTTGTAATGTCCCACCGTTCCACCGCTGAGGCTGCCGTATCGCGGGTGACCGTCGTGGTTTCCCTCGATGAGCACCACCGGGACGTCCGCCTTGTGGAATGTGATCCACTCCAGCGAAGAGCGCAGTCGCCGCTCGCAGAACTGACGTTCCTCTGTTTCCGAGGTGGCCGTGGAACCGGTGCTACCATCCCCAGTTCCTCCGTCGGGCCACAACGTTGGGCAATCGTTAGCCATGCCCGACTGACAACCGATCAAACCGTCACCCAAATCGAGGTGAAACAACGGATCCAAACCCGCGACGTCGCGCATCGCCGAGAGTGCAAAGCGCCCGTGTGCGTACTTCCAAGTATGCTGGTACGCGAAATCCTGTCGCGTTGAGCAATCCAGCCCCAACATCGAGCTGCTGAACGGGGGCCAGAAATGCGTGTCCGCCGTTATCGCGAAGTCGTACACCGCCGTCGTCGCACTCGGGAGCGTCCGGTGCTCGTGTACCCCGCGTCCCTTCCAGTCCCCGTCCTCAAGGATCTCCAATTGGTAGTAGTACGTCGTGTCGGCCGCGAGCCCGGTAGTCAGCGTGAACTCTCCAGGCGTATCGGCGGTGACACTCGTTCCGCTGGAGCTAGGCGCGAAGCTCGTCATAGCGTTACGCGCCGTGCCGTAGCGAACCCGCATCGTCGCGGTGGTTTGCGGGATCACCCGCACCATCGCCTTCGTCTGGTGTGGGACGAAGAGCATCTCCTTGAGAAAGAACTTCGGCTCCGAGGGGTGCTCCCCCACGCTGAAGAATATCCCCACCAGCAGCGGTGTGAGCAGCGCGAGCAACCTCACCATGTGCCCGTCTTTCCCATGATCGACCAGAAGTCATCGACGTTGTTGCAGAGCTGGATCTTGTCGTACTGCGTGCCGTTGGAGATCGACGACCCCTGCGTTTCACCCTCGATTGTGTCGTTGGAATGTGGGGTCACCGTGAGCGAAGCTCCTGCCTGGTTGACGATCGTCAGACACCAGGGAACGGGGTCGTCCGGCGTCTCCAGCAACGTGAGCGTGCGAGAACCCGTCGCGTTCATAAGCACGACGCCGTTGTCCATGCAGCGCGTGGACACGGTTCCGCTGTCAGAGAACGGACACAGGAACGGCTTGTCGGACCGAGCGCCAATCTCGGCGACGGTCAGCGCCAGGTAAGTCTCCATGCCGAACTGATCCGGGTCGTACGGCGGATCGGAAACGCCAGCGGTATCGGTTCCGTACTCGGTGACCGTCAACATGACACAGTCACCCGGCTTTATCTTGAAGGTCATCGGGTAAGGCAGGCTGAAACCGTACCGCGTACCGCCTATAAGATAGGACTGATCGATCCGGCGATAGACAGCACGTCCAGCCGCTTCGGTCACGTTGGGCGTCGAGAGCGTGCAGGTCTCTCCCTGCTCGCAGGTGCCGCCGGGGCACGTGCAATGCCGAACCGCCGTCTTGAGCATTGGGACCGAGGCCACGACGTCCCCAGAGTCAGGCGACGAGTGCCACAGCCAAGCGTTGAAATGCATCAAGGCGTCTACGATGATCGACGAGTTGTGGAACACAGGATCGTACGTGTCGTATCCACCAGGTGCCCAGCAGAACCCGACGGCATCGTCGTCGGTCGTATCGCCGTCGCAGTCGTAGGCGTTGTCGAAAGTAGAATCGAGCAACACCCACTCGTCGAAGGGATCTCCAGATTCGGTTAAGCCGCTGTTCTCGGCGCACACGGCATCGCTGGCCGCCTGATAATCCGTGGTAACGTATCCGATGCTACCCAGCCACGAGGCCCAGGTGCTCACCGCGTCCTGGGGGACGTTGGCGGCAAACATCGCAGCCAGCTCGGATTCCGTAGCGATGTCCGTCATCACGAGGCTGCCGCTGTCCGCGACCGGCGCCGTTCCATCCGACCCCGCCGTCTGCATCGACTCTACGTTGTCGTCGGTCACATCATCGGCGGTTGGGCCATATCCGGAGTCTTTGACGAGTTTCCCAGACGTCCCGTCGAAGACCAGCACGTTCTCGTCAACGCTCGACGACGGACCGGTCACGTCGCCGATGTCTCCGAGCGGCACCACGACCTCCTCGGCGGTCACGGGCAGCGTCAGGAAGGCCAGGAAGAGACAAAGGAGAGTGGCGACAAGTCGGTTCATTTCGCAGGCCTCCGTTTGAAGTGACTCTCGACGGCCTCGAAGCCCGCCTGGTAGGCGGCGAGGGCGTCGATATACGTGAAGTTTTCGAGGTCGAGGTCGGGCGAGTCGATCTGGATCCAGTGCTGCGGGATCTCCATCTCCTCGGCCTCCTCGCGCCGCAGGTTCCCCAGTTCGTGCATCACGGCCGAGGCGACCCGCTGGATCACGGCCATAACGCGAGAAGGCCCGCTCTCCGGAAGGTCCGACTCCACGGGCGGCTGGAGCGCGGAGATCACAACCATCTCGACGGGCTCGCCCCGCCGCTTGGCCTCCGCGAGGTCCGGGAGCACCAGGTCGACGGGGTGGTTATGCGTCGTGCCACCGTCGACCAGTTCGTAGCGGACCCCGCCGTGCGAGATCTCGACGGCCGGAAAGACGATCGGGATCGACATCGAGGCCAGGAGCGCACGCCGGAAGACGGCCGGCGGCACCTCTTCGGGACGCCACTCGACCATCTGCTGCGTCCGCAGATCGCAGGTCGGGATCACGAGCTGGCCGGCCGGGATCTGTGAGAGCCAGCGGTCCGGGAACTCCTCGACCATGAGCTTTCGCAGACCCTTCGGGTTGAGCAGCGCCGCCCTGTCGTGAACCCGCTTGGCCCGGCGCAGCGCGCGGGCCGGGCGATCCGACGCGAAGAGGTCCTCGGGCCGGATCGTCTCCGCCAGCTCCAAGATGCGGTGCTCCCGACGGACCGCCGTGTAGGTCGCCGCGGTAGCGCCCGCGGAGGCCCCGGAGATCCGCTGGAAGACGTTGCTGGGCGGCTTGTGGAACGTGCGGCCGAGCGCGTGGAGGGCGCCGCCGTGACCGAAGACGCCGTCCACACCCCCGCCCGAGAGGACTAGCGCGCGCATGGCACTCCCTCCCGCCGGCTGCGCCGGCTACTCGACCGTGTCGGCCGCTTCGCCTCCGAAGGCCTCGATCATCTCGCGCAGCGCCTCGCGCTCGTCGGCCGGCATCGAGGGCGGCAGGACCAGGACCTCGGGAGCCTCCTCCAACTCCAGATCGGCCTCGCCGTCGTAGGTATCGAAGATCGCCAGGCAGCCCGAGTAGCCGGCCGGCGGCCTGAGCACGCCGTCGCTGAGTTGGCCGAGCGGGGCCGGATTCTGGGCCAGGAAGGCCGTGGCGGCCTTGACCAAATCGGGCAAGACCTTCGTCAGGGCGCCCCAGCCACCCCAGTCGCTCTCGCCGGCCTGGTCGATGACGAAGTCGATCTCGCCGGTCTTCGGGTCGATGCGGGTGGCGATGCAATTACGTCCGCCCGCGCCCTGGTCGATGGTGACCGTGGGCTGGGTCTTGTCCGCCGGGATGTAGGTGATCGTGCTCGTCGAGCGGCAGCCCGAGAGCAGAAGGGCAGAACCGCCGATCGCAAGCATGAAGAGCAGGGCCGCGCCCTCGGGCGGCTTCGGCGGCAACACCTTGACCTTCGCGTTGTCGGGCCGGAAGTAGGACCAGGCGAGCGTGAGGGCGGCGTAGAACTGGAAGCCGACGACCAGGAGGCCGTTCTCCCCTGTGATCGCCTCGCATAGGGCCCTGACGGGCTCGATGACCTCCTGGTTCAGGCCGACACCGACGAGGGCGCTGAGGATGCTGATGATCGCGGCCTGCCATCTGCGGCTCCGGCCGATCCACTTCTCCTGCTGGGGCATGGGGTTCTCCTTCTAGGCGCGGTGGATCTCGCGCCCCAACGGCACGAGTCACCGCGTAAAGATCAGTTCGGGGGGTCCTTGGGCGGCAGCGGCTCGACGACCGGGCCTTCCTCGACCTTCAGCTCGCGCGCGATGCGATTCAGCAGCTCGCGGTCCTTCACCTGCTCGTGGTGGATCCCGCGCACGGCGTTCTCCAGCCAGACAATCGTCTGCGTCTGCTGGGCGCCCTCACGCTGGAGCCGGTCCACCGTGTTCGCCCTCACGTCGGAGGCGATACCCCGCACGTTCCAGCCCAGGACGCCGAAGAGCAGCGTCAAGATCAGCGTCGCGGCCCAGAGCGGGAGCCCGTTCCGCATGGATCACCCCCTACGGGCAGTGAGTCGCCGACGGCAGCGAGCTAGAGGGATCGGTCGTCGTGGGAACCGAGCAGCGGACACGCGGCGCGCTGCCGTCGTCCTGGTAGAACATGACCAGCCAGATCGTCTCGTCGATTCCGCTGAAGTCGAGGTCCCCGGCGATGTCGAAGCGCTGCCACTTCGGAACCAGGAGGCCGCGTCGGTTGTAGAAGTCGACCACGTCCTGGGTGATGCCCTGCGCGCTCACCACGGTCGAGGTGTAGGAGAAGGACTGCGTGACCGGCGACGCCGAGGCCAGGCAGGCCGAGCCGCCAACCTGGACCCAGTCATAGGCGCAGAGCGCGGGGCTCCCGGACTCCGAGCAGTCGGCCGAGTCGGGGACGAAGATGACCAGGTAGGTCTTCGGCTCGCAGCCCTCCGGGTAGCCGGTCACGCTCGACAGATCGAACTTGTGGACGATCGTGTCCGAGCTGTCCGCCTGGAGCTGGGTGGTGGCGAGGTTGTTCCCGACCTGGGTGCCCGTGTCCATGTCGACGACGTCCACCGTGACCGTCGTCGGTGCCGACTGGAAGGCCGCGGACCGGATGTTCTTCTGCGAGTTCAGCGGTGGGCCGGCATAGGCCGGGTGCATCCCGCAGGTGACGAAAGCCCCTGCGAACAGGAGAAGGACAAGTCGTCGAAGCATCGGATCCCTCCTGGTCGGCGCCGCCGGCCTAGCTGCCAGCGAGCCCTTCGAGGATCGTTTTCGCCCGCCGCAGGTCGGCAGCGAGCCCGGGGCGAGCGAGCAGGGTGCGAAGCGTGGAGACGTCCGGAAGGGCATCCGCGACGATCTCAAGCGCCTGGTCCTCCAGGGGCGAGAGCCCGGGGGTGTGGGTGCGGACGACGTGGTTGATCGCGCCGACGGCAACCACGAGGCCCAACAGGCCGCCGCCGCGGAGAGCCGTCTCTGCCCCCTCTTCGGCCATGCGCGTCGCGTCGACGCTCACGACGCCGCCGTTGTCGGGGTGGTCGCTCAGCACGAGGTAGTGGTGCGGCTCGTCCTCGAAGCCGACATCGGGGACCCCCACGGCGTCGGGGTTCTCGGTGACACGCACCGGATCGTCGGTCTCGATGTCGTGCCGGCCGATACACGGCGCCGGGTAGCCCTGGGAAGTATCGAAGATCAGAAGCATGGCAATACCTCAGTAGCGCGGAGCGAAGAGGTCGTAATACGCGAGCACGCGCAGTTCGTTGAACACGCAAGTCCCGGTCGTGTACTCCCTGAGGATCCCCCAGCGGATCGCGGGGCTTGAGGCGTCAGAGATCGGCAGATCGAACTGGTCCGCCTCGCCCTCGTTGTAGGTCATGTCGCTGGTGAGCCGCGCGAGAACACCCTGCATCCCCGAGGCGCTCAGCCGGTGCGCGTTGGATCCCGGAGCACTGCTCGGCAGCGTGCCCGGTGCGTCGGATGTTCCGAACACGACGGAGGCACTATTGATCCGAGCATGAGCCAGGATCCGCACCGCCGCAGCGCACAGCGGAACGTTGAGGCTCCGCGACGTCCAGGCGGTCGGGACCGTCGTGCCGAGGTTGTAGTGCTGATCGCTGTCGCCGTCGTAGAACTCGTGCCAGCCGTCAACCCAGCGGCCAGGGACGAAGTTGCCGCTGGAGTCGTTCCAGACGGACCCGATACATCTCCAGCCCGTGTTCGTCGGGTGGTAGCCGCACTTGTTCGCGGGATTCAGGACCGGCGCGGTCTGCGACACCTTCTGGAGGATCGTGCTGGCGCTGTCGTAGACGTAGAGGTAGATGGGCTCGCTCGCCCCCTCCGTCTGCCCGCCCTCCAGGTGGGACGTGATGTCGAAGGTGATGTCGCTGGAGCTGGTGAGCACCTCCCCGTCGATCTCGATCCGGATGTCGGAGCCCATGATCCGCGCCAGCTTCACGCTCTGCGTGTTCACGTACTCCAGCCGCCCGACCAGGAGGCCCTTGGGCACGACGGCGCCCACCTCGGTCTCCAGCGCTTCGAGCGCGTCCTGGGCGTTGCTCTCGCCCATGACCGCCGGGCTGACGGTGATCGAGCCAGCCGGCAGGCTGGTCACGGCCGGCACGAGCTGGTCGTCCATCTCGAAGAGCGTGCGGAGGTCGTCGAGGTCGTCGACATTGAAGGAGCCGGAGCCGGGCTGGATCAGGATCTCGGCAATCGCGTCGGCGTCCGTGTAGCCGCTGGGCGCAGGGGGCGGTGAGGGGCTCGCGGCGGGCGTGCCCGCCTTGTAGGCGTACTCGTAGCTCGCGACCGACTCCCGGTAGCGCAGCTCGCTCGTGATGTTGTTAGGGGGGTTCGGGTCGATGACATTGACCGAGGCCTGGTCCGCGTCCACGATCGCCGGCTTGATGTAGAGCCGGTCGATGCGGGGGTTCGTCGGGTCGCTATTGTCCGTGACGAAGCTCTGCTCGCTCGCGACGTAGATCGGTTGGAAGGCCGGCGAGTCCTCGTCCGGCTGGCCGGTGGCGAACTTCTTGAAGCCGAGCCCGACCAGGATCTTGAACGTGACCCCCGTGCTCCGGTCGCCGCTGACGTACTCGACCAGGCAGGAATCATCCGGGAAGAAGCCGCTGGCACCGTTCGCGATCTTCGAGTTCGGAGACCCGCCCGCAGCGAAAAGCATCCGGTGGAGGATGCGGTCGAAGATCCTCCGGTCCGTGAGCGTCGAGATCCGACAGAGGTCCGAGTAGAGGATCTGCTGGTAGGCGTTGTGCTTGTGGCGTTCCACGAAGGTCCCCCCTCCTAGATGATCTCGACCCGGAAGGTCACGCCCGCAGCGCGTAGCCGGTCGATCGTCTGGTAGATGCGGCCGTAGATGTCGCTAGGCGTCGGGTCCGCGCCGTCGGCGAAGGCGGTGGCGCTCGGCTTGCTCCCGTCATCGCCTGCGAAGCTGAGCTTCTCGATGGTCGTGGCGGCCGGCAGCGCGTAGGCGCGGTCGGCGCGCGTAAGAAGCTGCTCCTCGATCAAGACCGTGAAGGCCCGGATGCCGTCGTAGGCGACGGCCATGTCCGCGAAGCCCTGCCAGCCCGGGAAGTCGGCGAAGGCCCCGTCGCCCAGGTGCTCTCGCAGCGTGCAGGTGCCCACGCTGAGCAGCGAGTCCACCGCGTTCACGATCGCGACCGGAGTGACCGCGTCCTCTATGAGCAGGATCCGCGCGCGGTAGTCGGTGTCGCTCTCGCCGTCGAAGCGGAGGATCCCCCGCTCCTTGCCGTGCTCGTCGAGCCAGGAGCCGTCTGCCTGGCGGAGGAACGTGCGCGCGTGGAGCGTCTCGATCGCGCCCTCGGTCTCCGACATCATGGCCGCGACCAGGCGGATCTGCGCGTCGAGCAGCTCCTCGGGCTCGGCCAGGAAGCCGGGCCCGAGCTGGAGGTAGTGGTCGCGAAGCTCCTGCTCGGTTCGCGCCATCAGATCGTCACGCGATCAGTCGAGGACCGGATCAACTGGTTCGCAGCCGGCGCCACGTCCCCGGCCGGGTCGGTCACCACGCAGTCGATGACGCCCGTCACGCCCACGGCCGCGGCGACGATCGCCGAGCGGTAGAGCGTCTCGCCGATGCTGAGGTCGTTGACCGCCTCGACCACGGCCGCGCGCACCTGCTCGCGCACCGCGCTCGTGTCGTAACCCGCCTGGAACGTCAGCGAGAGGGTGATGTTCTGGTAGACGACCGTGGCCCCGACCACGTTGACCTGGATCCCCGCGGTCCTCCAGTTCACCAGCTCGTCGTCCACGGCCTCTTCGAGCGCAGAGTTCGCGCCGCCCGTGACGTCTGCGATGTAGACGGTGGGCGGATAGGCGCTCTCGTCGACCGTGGCCGTCACGACGCCGGCCACGCTCTTCGCGCCGGCCACCAGGGCTGCCGGCGTGCCCTTTCGCAACGTCTGGAACCACTCGATGATCCGCTGGCGGAAGGCCGAGTCGGTCTCCGCAGCCAGCCCGCCGGAGGTCTTCTCCGGGTTCGTGACCGTGATCGTGGAGTCCGGGAGCCCGGTGACGATCACGGTGATCGTGCTGGCGTCAACGATGCCGTCCTCGCCGATCACCTCGGCTCGCACGTCGGCGTCGATCTGCGTGCCCGTGAGCAAGGGCTCGGAGGTCAGCACGAACCGCGTGCCGTCGGGCGTCGCGACGATCGTCCCCGCCTCGATTAGGACGTTCCCATAGGCCGCGGTCGGCCTGGAGAAGCGGACCGTCCCGATCGCTGCCGCGCCCGCCTGGCGCGTCTGCCCGAAGTGATCGAGGGCCAGGGCGTCGAGATCGCTACCGGCGGCCGTCCCGAAGAAGGTGCGGAGGTGCAGCTCGACCGCGATCCGCGCCGCCTCTTCTCCCAGGGTCGCCGTGAGGCCGGCGATCACGTCCATCAGGTAGCCGGGGGAGAAGCTCTTCTCGGTGAGCTTCGACGTCCTGAGCAGCGCCGCCGCCTTCCCGATGTCGTAGAGCTGCCCGAACGTCGGGACCTCGACCGTCGTCGTCATCAAGCCCCCCGAAAAGCGAGCGGGGCCGGAGGCGCTGGGCCCCCGACCCCTTTCGTGCTGCTCGTTCTGATTTGAAGCGCCTAGTCGGCGCGGATCCCCAGCGCGATCGGCTGGATCTGGCCGGCGACCTGCACCGTGACCATGATCTCGACCAGTCCGCCCGCGGTGACCACCACCTGCGGCGAGTCCATCTGCTCGACCGCTGGATCACTCGCCAGCGTCGTCCGGATCCGGTTCTGCGCGTCCATGATCTCGGCCGCCGAGGCGCGTCGGTTCAGGAAGTCGGTGATCCCGATGCCGTACTCCGGCCGCCAGAAGATCCCGCCGCGTGTCGTGACCAGCGCGCGAGCAAAGGAGGCCTTCAGCGCCTCCAGGCCCTTCGTGCGCTGGAGGTCTCCGCTGCCCATGACCAGGTAGTCGGTCATCATCCGCAGGTCGACGCCGTAGAAGCGGCCCAGCAGGTCCGTCGCGCCCATCCCGCTCGGCGCGATCGGATCGCCGACCTCGAAGTAGGTGGTCGGTGTAATCGCGCCCTTCGCCGCGAGCCCCATGTCCTCAACGATGAAGCCGGGGCCCGTCAGGATCGGCATCGCCATCAGACCACGCCCCCCGTCTCGCCGCTGCCCGGCTGGACTCCGTCGTGCTTGTGATCCATGAACTCGCGGTCCTGGATCAACACCGAGGGCGCCTTGATAACCACGAGCTGGCCGGGCTCGATTTTCACCGAGTTCGTGTAGCCCGACGTGCCAAGCTGAACCATCAGCGCGCCCTGTATGTTGACAATCCAGTCCGACTCGACGGTGTTCAGGAGCCGACCCTTCAGCGTGAGATAGTTCCACGCCTGGACCGTCATGTCGGTATCGCCGAGCCACTGGACCGCCGCCCGGAAGAGCCGCTTCACGACGCCGACGTTCTCGCGCAGCTCGACGCCGTCGATCTTGACGTCGTGCGCCTCGCCCGGCTTGCCGCGGTAGATCCGGCGGGACGAACTGAGGGCGTCGTTCTCCACGCCCGTCGCGACCGGAGGCTCCTGGAGCGAGCTGATAAAGCCGATGGCGTAGCCTTCGCCAAGGTCGCCGCCCGGGGCGCCGTCGTGGCCGCCGCCCGGGAACAAGCAGACCACGTCGAGATCGACGTCGGGGACGTGCCAGTCGCCGTGGGTCGCGCCGTGGTAGGGAACGAGCAGGCGACAAAGCGCCTCCAGCCCCGATCCGTCCTCGTTCGGATACCGTTGCAGCTCCACGCGGAGGAAGACTGCCCGGTCCTCTCGAACGAGGACCTCCAGGACCTTCCCCTCCGCGAGCAGGATCTCGTGCGTGCGAGCGCCGAGCAACATCACGGCGCCGTCACCTGGTCACGGCGCGGCGTTCCGCGCAGGAGGATCTGCTCGCCGGCCGCCACCGCGGGCGTCTGCTTCCCGTTGTCCCGCATGATGTCCGACCAGCGGTGCGGTGTGCCGTAGAACTTCGTCGAGATGCTGTGGAGCGTGTCGCCCTCCGCCGCGATGTAGATCTCGCCCTCCGAGGCCTCGCCCGCCAGAGAGGCGACGCTGGTGCGGAGGCTCCCCAGCTCCTTCGCGGTCGACGCCATCCCCGAGTGGACGTTGAGCACGGCCAGGCCCCAGCTCGCCAGTGCAGAAAACTCGCCCTGGGTCACGCTCGACCAGTCGAGGTTCCGGACGTGGTCGACCGCGTTGCCCAGCGCGGCTCGCGCCGAGTCGAGCTTCGTGAGCGCAAAGCTCGCCACGCCCTGATCGACCATGGCGCCCTGCTGCGCCACGCCCTGAAGCGCCTCGCCGCTCTCCACCGTCAACTCCAGGACCTTCTGCATCTCCCCGCTGGCCGCGCTGGCCGACTGGCCGCCGAGCTGCACCAGCTCGCCGTCCACCTCGGCTGCGAACTCCAGGCTCTTCTCCACGCTGGGCATCGCGTTGACGTCCTGCTTGACCCGCTTGCGGTCCCGGACCTCGTTACCGATCGGCTGTAGCTCGATCTCATAGCCGATCTTCTGGAGCGAGAAGAGCGTGAAGCTGTGGCGGAGCCACCGACACCGCCGCACGAACGGGCCGTAGCTGAAGAGCACGACCCGGCCAGCCTCGCCGACCAGGTCGATCAACCACTGGAGCGCGACGGCGGAGCCCGAGACGCCCGTGCGCTTGTCCTCCAGGAGCCCCGCGAAGCGGATCGGCTCGTAGCTCGGCCCGAGAACCTGGGAGGTCGCCTCCTTCGAGCCCAGATACCAGGTGTCCTTGCCGCGGACCTTCGTCGTGAGCGCGGTCTCGTTGCCCTCACGCGGGAGCGTCGTGTCGTAGAGCACGATCGTCCGCCTGAGACCCTCGGCCTCGACGATCACCAGCGGGAGGGTCGGCATCCGCATCGCCTACGTCTCCTCCCCCGTGTCCTTGACCACGTTGCCGTCCGCGTCGAGCTTGTAGTCGACCTGCTTACGGCTGCGGATCTCCACCCTCAGCGAGTAGCCGCCGTCGTCCTCACTCCGGAAGTCGTGCCGGATCGTGTGCGCGTAGAACGGGATCGTCTGGGACTTGAGCGCCCGCGCCACGCTCTGCGCCGTCTCCTCGTCGTAGCCCACCGCCAGCAGCCGCTCGACCTGCTCCGCCCGATCCAGCGTGAGGACCGAGTGGAACGCCTCGGAGAAGTCGAAGACGACCGGGTCGCCGTAGTGCAGGCCCATCACGGGCCGGTCGTTCGAGTCGACCATGTCGTCGGTCTCGAACTCGCCCTCCAGCTCGTGGTGGCGCAGGAGGTTGTAGAGCTGCTCCGCGATCACTTCGAGCTGCGCCGCGCTCGTGATGCCACGCACGAGGTAGGGCGTGAAGACCACCTTCGGCGTCTTCTTCTGCTGCTTCTCCCCGTCGTCTGCGACCGCCGAGGCCGGCGTCTCCAGCTTCGCCACGGGGTTCTTCGGCCAGTTCGCGTGGCGGATCTTCTCGCCGCCATCGCCGTCCGGGCAGTAGCTCGTGACCCTGACGTTGATCCCGTGCTGCCGGCCCATGTTCCGGCTGGTCTGGAGACTCTTGAGGTTCTGCCCGAGCGTCCACGTCCACCAGGTCGACTCGTCCTGGCCCTGGTTCACGAAGATCGTGGTCGGCCGCCGGACCCGGATCTTGTCCAGCTCAACGTAGAGGATCAGGCCCCCTTCCAGGCAGAGTTCGAGCATCGCCTCCCAGGCCGACTCGCCCTGCCGCTTCTTGCGCGTGCTGAGCTTCTCGTCCGTCCCGCGCGTGTGGTAGTCCGCGGGGTAGAGCGTCGGCACGTCCGGGTCGACGTCGAAGGTGATGGCCTCCGCGTTCGGGATCTGCTCCTTGATCTTTTCGAGCACTTCGAGGAGCGTGAGCTTCGCGCCGTCCTCGCCCGTGTAGGCGACCGGCTTACCCTCCGTCTCGACGTCGAGGAAGTAGGCGGTGTAGTCGCGCCCCTTGAGCGTGGTCTTGCGCCAGTCGTCGTCGATCCGCGTCTGGATCTCGTCCACCACGCCCAGGCAGACCGCGTGGCTCCGCATCTGATCGAGGCTCTGCTTCTGCCAGAAGTCGGGATCGAGGCTGCCGGCGTCCGCGAGGAAGACCTCGAAGGTCACGCCCCGGATGATCCGTGGGTCGAGCGGGAAGTCCTCCAGGTCCACGACGGCCCTGAAGGTGTTCGCCTCGCTCCACTTGTTCTCGACGACCTCCAGCTCGATCGGCGGATGCGGGAGCTTGATTAGCCGATCGGGGTCAGGCTGGCCGACGTCCTCGACCCGGACGTGAGCCCGAACCCACGCCCTCGGGTAGTGGACCTGCCCCATCTCACGGCCCCGCCCCGGACATCGAGGCCACCGAGCCAAGGCCGCGCGAGACCGTGGTCGGGTGGCGGCCGACCTTCTCCATGGCTCGCGTGATCTTGACGGCGACCGCCTCGGGCGCGTCGTCACTCTTCAGGTCGAGCTTGATGTGGAAGTTCTGCTCGATCTTCGTCTTCGGGACGTTCCGCAGCTTGCCCTCGGCGTCCGCCTCCTGGAGCTTCACGAAGTGCGCGTGGCGCTGGGCCCCGAGCGCGTAGATCCTCTTCCCATACTCCACGGGGTCGTGCGTCCCGAGGGCCATGCCCCAGTTCGCCCGGACCCAGGTCTCGATCTGCTTCTTGCGGATCTCCTCCGCCGTGGGCGCCAGCGCGCCCAGCATGTCGAGCAAGCCGCCGCCCGCGCTCCTCACGTCGGCGCCCATGAAGCGCTCCAGGTTCCGACCCGTCAGGCCGCCCGCGCTTCCTCCCAGGAGCCGGACGATCGCGTCCTTGTTGCGGTCGAGGGCCTCGTTCAGTCGCATCAGCCAGTCGATGAAGCCCTCGAAGGGGCCACGGAGAAGCTGCCCGAAGATGCCCTCGATGCCGAAGAGGTTGTCCGAGAGCGTGCCGATCTGCGTGTCCCACGTCCCCAGGATGTTCTTCCGGAACATGGGGTTATCCGTGAGCCGCTTCAGCGCGTCATCGAGGCGCCGTAGCCGCTCGGTCGCCGGCAGCGCGTTGTAGATCTCGGCCTTCGGCACGAGCCCCTGGCCCGCGAGCATCTTGAAGAGCGGGTTCGTGACGCGGGAGACGCCGAAGAGCATCTGCATCGCGCCCAGGCCGGCCTCCTGGAAGCCGGTGCCGGCCGCGGGAGCCGCCAGTGCGACGCGCGCCGTCAACTCGCGCATCCGCGTCAGATCTCCGCCGCCAGCAAACACACCGCCCGAAATCTGCTGCGCGATGTTGATGAAGTCCTGGAGTTCGCCAGGCAGCGCCGCCGCGTCCTTAACCAGCGCGCGGAACTCCTTGCGCGAGGCGGTCATCGCCAGATTGAAGTTCTCGGCGGCCCCCTGCGCGCCCTCGAACACGAAGGCGAGGTTCACCTGAGCCGCGAGCTGGATCGTGGAGTTGGCCTCCTCGTTCAGGTTGCGGAAGGTCTTGACCATCGCGAGCCCAGCGCCCGCCAGGCCGACCATCCCGCCCAGCGCCGGGCCGGCCAGCATCGCGACGTTGCGGAAGCCACGCCCGACCATGGCCGTCTGCCGCGTGAGGCCGGCGAGCGACCTGTCCACCTTGGAGACGCTGCGGTCGATGCGCCCGACGGAGTTCGACATCTCGTCGATGAGCTTGTAGCGGGTGACGACGTCGTAGTAGGTCGTCGCGCCAACGCCCGGCATGGTCTACCCCCCGCGCCCGCGCGAGAGAGCGTCGAAGTGGGGACTCGGCTCGTCCCCGTCTCCGCCCTCGGCCCCCAGCAGCTCCTTGAGCGCGTCCGTCACCGCCGCCCGCAGGCTGATCGTCATCGCGAGCACCTCGCTCGCCTGCTGGCCCGCGTAGCGGCCGAGAAACGCGATCTCAAGCGCCAGGGGCCGGAGCGTCTCCTGCCGCTGCTGCCAGAGCGGGCTGTCCTCCGTCTCCGTCGACGGACCGACGAAAGGTGGCGCGGAAGGCCTCCACCTCCTCGATGCGCGGCCGGTTCAGCAATCCGAAGGCGTCGAGGACGAGCTGCCACTCGACCGACGAGAAGAGGTCCCGGGTGCTCTGCGGCGTGTACTTCGACGAGTCGAGCGGCTCGCCGTCGATCGAGACGATCGACCGCATGACCTGGGAGTAGAACATGAGCGACTGGTTCTCGCCGCACTCCTTCGCGCAAATCAGCTCGACGTTGCCGTCCAGCTCGCGCAGCACGATCTTCTTGCCACTGGGGAGCGTGGCTTCAAGGAGTTCTCTGGGGTTTGCCATAGGGGGCTAGGTCCTCTCGCTGGTCTCGTACTCGAAATTCCAGATCACGGCCCACGGGGAGCCAGAACCCCCGCGCTCCGTCTGGGTGACCTGGCAGTTCTCGAAGCGACGGCTCTCGGGCTGCCGCGTCTTGGGGTTGACCCTGCTGATCGCGAGGTCGATCTTGCCGGTGCCGTCGAGGTTCTTGAGGCCCCGGAGATACTGCTCATAGGCGACGGTCGGATCGCCGAAGCCATGCTCCAGGCGGAACTCCAGGCTCCCGGTGCCACCCTCGGCCGAGGCATCGAGGCGAGGCCCCACGTCGCCCTGGTAGGTCGCCCGGTCGGTGGAGATGTTCTCGCTGTAGTCGAAGCTGACGGCCTTGTACTCGTCGAGTTCCGCGTTGTCGACGAAAACCCTCACGCTGACGTGCGCCCATCGAGTTCGCATGGCTTTCCCCCTGAATGACAAGCGCCGCCTCCCCGAGTGGAAGGCGGCGCTGGAAGGAGCGGTGGATCAGCCGCTAGGCCGTGGCCTCGACCTCGACCCGCTCGCCGATCTCGGTGCGGAGAACGATGAAGTCCATCGTCGCGAAGGTGCGGACCCGAGCGAGAATGATGAAGACGCCCTCCGCCTCCTGGGCCTGGCTGTTGAGCGAGGCGATGTCGATCTCATAGGGCTCCAGGACCGGATCGTCCTCGGGCCGGTTCTCGTTCAGATCCCGCTTGCTCGGGATATGCTCCAGCCGGATCTGCTGGTCGAGGAAGCGCTCGATGGCGGCCTGCGCCATGACCTTGTTCTTCGAGCTGATGGGCTTGCCCTGCAAGAACGCCAGGTAGGCCGCGGCGTTGTCCTGGAGGTAGTCCGCCATACTCCGCCGCGCCCAGTTGTGGAGCGCGGGATCGAGGTCGGTGTTGATCCCCGACCGGATCGAGAACTTGTTGCGCTCCATCGTGAACTGGAAGCCCATGATCCCCTTCTCGCGGAAGCTCTCGAAGTCCGCGGTCCCGAGGTTCTGGTTCGTGAGCGCACGGATGCCGGTGAGGAACTCCTCGCCGTTGACCCCGGCCGGGTTCGAGCCCGGAGGCAGCCCCGCGAGCACGGAGGCAGCGAAGGAGTTGAGGCCGACCTGGACCAGGCCGCCCCGGCCGCTGTTGGCCTCGGCCAGGTAGATCTGGGCGTGCGGGTAGCAATAGCCGATGCGGTCGTTGCGGTAGCTGGCGACGTCGGTCAGCGCCGCGGCGACGTCGTTCGAAGGGTCGCCCATGATGAGGCAGTTCTTCGTCTTCGTGGTCGCCGAGAGGTTGAGGAGCGCACCGTTGACCGCGGCGGCGTAGCTCTCGGCCACGAAGACCCACTTGATGTCGCTGTGGCTGGAGCCGTAGAGGAGCTGAATCCCGCGGCTGTCCGAACCGCTGCCCGTGTAGTCAGCGTCGGCGAACGTGCCGTCCAGGCCGGAGGTGAGCGCCTCGTCGGCGATGTCCACGGGCCGGCCGTCGCCGATCGCGAGGCGCTCCGCCCGGATGTAGAGCGACTCGGGCGTGAGGTCCTCGCCATCGTTCACGTCGGCCAGGTTCAGGTTACGGTGGACCTCCACCGTCTCGCCGTCGTACTTCACCGTCAGGTTGAAATGCGTGGCGATGCCGTCCGAGGCAACCGACACGGTCACCGTGAGGCTGTTGCCCCAAACGCCGGGCGACTCGGCGTTGATCCGGAGCACGGCCGTCGGCACGGTCGAGTCGTCGAGGTCCACCGTGGCCGTGGCCTGCGTCGAGTTCGAGAGGCGGATGACGTAGAGCCGGCCGAACTGCTTGCGGGCCAGGGAGAGGTAGCCCTTGTAGAAGTTGCCGCTCGCGTCAGGCCCCGCGCCTCCGAACTTGTCGTAAAGCTCGCGCGGCGATCCGATGCGCGTGACGACGTCCACCGGGCCCTTCTGGAACTCGCCGATCACGCACACCCGGTTCTGCGGCTTCGCGACGATCGCGCTCGGCGGCTTGCGCTCGTCGATGACGACACCGTCGACGCTCATGTACTCGGCGGCGTTGTTCGTGCGGCGGATGGTGGAGACTCCAGCCATGGCTCCCTCCCAAAAGGCGAGCGGGCCCGAGGCCGAAGCCCCGAGCCCGCTCTTTTCTCGGTGGTTTTGTAGGTCTGGCCGCGCGTCCCCCCGGCGCTACGGCTCGAAGTACGTCACGATCTCGCCCGGCACCTGGTCGACCTTCGTCATCTCGGCCACGCGCCAGTCGATGCTCAGGTCGAGGAAGCGGGCGATCTGCACCCGCGCGATCTCATGGCTCTCGACAAGCAGCGTTCCCACTGCGCGCCACTCGTCGCCGCCGACCGTGGTCTCGCTGTCGATGGACCGGAACGGCCCCTCGCGCCGGTAGCCGAACGGCAGCCCGTAGTAGTAGGAGCTGTCGAGCTGGAGAGCGCCGGCCCCATCGAGGACGTCACCCTGGAGCGCCACCTCCAGGGCGTGAACGACCAGCGAGCGCTGGACCTTGCTCTCCGCGAAGACGTTGAGCGTCAGCGGGATCTCGACGTCGGCGACGTGGTAGTAGACCTCGACGATCGGCGCCGTCGGACTCGACTCGACGATCACGATCGCAACCGGCGCCGAGCTGACGCGGTCGCCCTCGATCGGTGCGTCGATCGAGACCGTCGGGTAGCGCATGTCGTGGCCGATGTGCTCCCAGCCGCTCGTGACGTGCGCGATGTGACCGACCGGGTCCGACTCCGCCTTCAGCGCGACAGGGAGGTCCTGGTCGAAATACTCCGCCAGCGTGCGGATCATCGCCTCGTTGAGCGCGAGCGCCACGGGGTCGGCCATCTACTTCGTGCCTCCCCCAGGGCCCCGCCTCTCCCGTGCGATCCGCCGCAGGTGTCGGATGAAGTCCCGGTCGAGCGCTTTGAGCGCGAAGGGCAGCGCGTTCCGCATCGGGTAGCGGGCCGGAAGTCCTCGCGCGGCGATGGCCCGCTGCACCGCGTAGGCGAACGCCTCGGCCGCCCGGTTCTCGTCCGCGTTCAGGCTCGCCGGTCCCTGGAACTGCTGGCCCGCAGGCACGTCGACGATCCCGAGGTCGGCCGCCTTCCGCTTCGCCCACTCGATCAGCGGCGCGATCGGCGCCCAGAAGGGCCTCGCGCCATGTTCCAGCACGCCCGAGTGCGGCGCGTTCGCCTCCAGCCGGGTCTGCTTGATGTAGCGCAGCCGGTGGACCTCCAGGCCGGCCTTGTAGGCCCCGATGTCGGCGGGAACCCTCGGATCCCGCTGCATGAAGCGCTTCGTCCGCAGGGCGGAGCTGTACTGCGCCAGCCCGATCGCCTGCTCGATGTCCTCCTGCTTGGCCTTCTGGGCCCTCCGCGCCGCGCTTGGCGTGCTGAAGACCTGCGTCGCGCCAAGCATCAGTCGGGGCCGATCACGAGCGGCGCGCGCTTGTTTCGCGGCCGGAGCGTCATCTTCCACTCGGTCGGCAGGAGCACCGGCCTCGACTGCACGTTGTAGAACTCGGCGTGGATCCGCCCGTAGTCCTGGATCGCGACGAAGAAGTCCCAGCGCTCGGGCAGGTCGTCACCGGCCAGCGTCTTCCCGCGGAGCTGCTCGTTCGTGTAGTTGACCCGGCTGATCTGGCTGAGCGCGACGTCGCCCGCCTGGTACAGCCCTCCGCTGCCCGCCACCTCCCGGGCCGAGAGCGTGCGGACGGCCGGCTGCGGATCCAGCTCGGTCAGCTCGCGTTCGACCAGGGCGCCCTCCTTCCGGCCAGGCCCCTCGTACTTGTCGATCACCAGGAAGACCCTCTGCGGCCGGAGGCCGACACCCGCGATCTCTCTGCGCGCTTCGTCGAGCGCAGGGGCGACCTCTTGCGTGAAGAGGTCCTCGGGCTCTCGGACGAAGGGCGGATCCGGCGCCGCCATACGCTAGCGGCCACCCCCCGGCCGCTTCTTCTTCTTGCGCTTGCCGCCGCAGTGCTCGCAGCCCATCGCACACCCCTCCCCGAGAAACCGCCGGCCGGGTTGCGCCCAGCCCGGCTCCCTTGACGTCCCGGCAGGCCGCGGCCGACAACCGCGCGAGCCGGGGCTGACCCGGGACTGCGCTGAAGCCGGGGCGGTGGAACGTCCCCTACGCCTGGACGCCTGCCGCGTCCCGACGGCCCCCCAGAAGCTCTAGTCGGTGTCGTCTGGCTCGAAGCCGAAGGAGATCCCGAAGCCCTGGACCTCGACCCCGTCTTCCGTGCGTCGAAGGCCTGCGCCGACCTTCGCGTATGGCTTCAGCCGTGGCTGCTTGCTTGGGCCCTCGAAGGGGACGCCGCAGTGCCGGCAGCGAAGCGCTCCTTCGAGCACGTCTTCGCCGCAGACCGAGCAGGCGCTCACGAGATGCGCCCCTCGAACTCGATCCACTCGGGGAACTTCCCGGGCCGCACGAAGCCCACGGTGTCGCGGCTGGCATCGTTATGGAAGGCACCCTCGAAGCGCCAGCCATCGGGGAGTGGCGTCTCCTTCAGCTTCGGCAAGATGATCGGCCCCTGCCCCGGCGTCGTGTAGACGTAGTACCAGGTGACCGGTTCCTTGAGCACACACCGGCAGTTCGGATGCCACGGGGGCGGAACCGGATAGTGATCGAGAAGCCCCTTCTCCGCCGCGTTCACGGCGGCCACCATCTCGGTTTTCGCGATAACACCGGCCCGCCAAGATGCTTCCTCGACCCTGCGCCCCGCGAAGAACCCGAGCGCTGCGAGCACGAGCCCGCCCAGGATCCGGAAGAAGCTACGCCGGGTCATGCCGCACCTCTGCTCTTTCCCACTCGACCCTGAGCGCGATGCACTCCATCCTCGGGAAGACGCGAAGGCCGATGTCGACCCGGACGTCCCCAGGCACCTCGCTCCCCCCGAGAGGAGCCACCTCGACGTGATAGGGCTTGAGCTGCGGCTGCTCGCCGCCGCCGTTGAGATCCTGCTGGCTCGGCAGGAACCCGAGCGCGACCTGCCGATCGAGCACGTCCTCGCACGTCGACTTCACGAGCGAGGCGCTGAAGGGCCTGTACTGCAAGGGCGCCAGCGCCGACGCGATCGACTCCTTCAGGTAGTCAACGACGCAGCGCCGCTCCCAGGCACCGGACGCGACAGAGACGTCTGCGGCCACCGCGGAAGACTGCGCGGCCTCGGCGCCCGCCTTCGGCCATAGCCCGGCGAAGAAGCCGGTGATGGCCGCGAGCGCCCAGAGAAACGCGCGCCGGGTCACCTCTCGGTCTCCTCCTCCTCGGTCTCGATCGGCGCAAGACCGTAGAGCTGGCGCGTCCAGTCCTCGCTGCCCTTGTCGAGATCGACGGCGCCGTCCTTCACGGCAGGCACCTCGGCGGGCGGATGCGGAGGGATCGCGCCCGGCTTCCTGCGCTCTCCGGTCATTTCGGCACCTTCCGCCGGGAGTATACCATGCCCACCTCACGAGCCACCCGGGTCCAGACCTGGTGGTAGTGCTCCAGGTTCGCGTCGCTCGTGCTCAGCTTGCCCGTCCGGATCCGCTTCCAGTTGAGGCGCTGTATCTCCTTCGAGTGGCGCTGAAACGAGGGCTCGATGGCCTCGTCGAAAAACCGCTTCGACCACGGCCGATCGGGCCGCGGCCTGATGGAGTAGGCGTGGCCGCGCGAGCCAGCAACCCGCATCTCTGCGAGGCCATATTCGGCCGCGACGGACAGGTCTTGGATCGAAAACGCGCTGCCGCTGGGGTGGTTGTGAGTGAAGACCCGCCCCCTGAACTGCCTCAGCTCGTCCTCGTAGAACCTGATGTAGCTCCGCTGCCGGCTCGTCTTCTTCAAGACCACCGTGCCGTCGGGATCGAAGAGCACCCCGAACTCGGTGCGGCGGTTGCGGATCTCCTGCTCCTCGCGGCGCAGGGACTCGGCGAGCCGTTGCTTGTTCGTCTTGCGGCGGCGCGGCTTCTTCTCGGCCGGCTTCGGCTTCGGGCCCGGTCGGTGCTTCCGTGTGACGGGCTTCGGGGCGCCCCTCGGCTTCACCGAGGGGTCCAGGTCGGCCCAGTCCTGATGCCAGGGGACCAGCCGGCTCCGGCAGTTCGGGATCGCCGGAGGCCTGACGATCGGCCGGCCCCGGTAGGTCGTGAAGGGCTCGCCGATGCGCCGGATCCGCCCGTTGAGTTCGAGGCAGATGTAGCTCGACCGCTTGTCGACGGTCGCGTCCCACTGGCCCATGAGCCCGGGAAGATCGGCCGCGGCCTCTTCGAGCGCCGTCATGTTCCCCAGGCTGAGGACGTCGACCATCTCGGTCCGGGCGATCCGCTCAGCTCGCCAGCGGGCGCCCTGGATCGCGTTCGTGTCCAGCCGGCCGGCGATGTCGAGCGACATCTCCCGCCACGAGGAGTTCCTGACCAGGTGGACGCCGAGCCGACCCTGGACCTCGGAGATCAGGTTCAGCCCGTAGGCGTTGATCGAGGTGTCGTACTGGTGGAGCAGCAGCGCGCGTGGCTTGAGCACTCGCCGCGCCGCAGACGCCCGGATCCGCTGCGTCGCCGCCCCGCGGAACGTCCGCTCCCAGTAGCCGATCTCGGCGAGCGTCTGCTCGATGCTCTGCTCCAGGAGCGAGTCGACCTGGCCGGACGTGTCGTCCCGGAGCTTCTTGACCATCTCGCGCAGGCCGGTCTCGACCTGCACCTGGACGGATCGAAGCTGCTGGGCCGTGAACGTCTCGGCCCGGGTGTCCACGAGGCGGGCAAGGATCTCCTTGCGAGCCTGCTCGTAGGTCCGCCGCAGCCGCTTGATCTCGTCCTGCTCGATGCGGACGAGTTCGAGCGCGTGCTCGCGGGACAGCGTGCTCGCGAGCACTTCCGGCATGGGGACCTACCTGTCGCGGCCTACTGCTTCACGTCCGCGGCGAGCCTCAACGTGAACGACCAGGTCCCGCCGACGATCGTGTACTTGGCACGGATCAGCGGGCCGCATGTGCGGTTGAGCTGGGTCATCGCCTTTATCTCGTTCCCGGTGGTCGCGAGCGTGGTGAAGACGATCCAGTCGTTCCAGGTCGCACCGCCATCGAAGGAGTCCTCGATCACCACGTCGAGGGAGGTGCCGGCGACGTCTTCCACCGCCCGCAGCTCCCCGGCGAAGTTCTCCAGGCCACTGATCGGGAGGCTCGGACCCACGCCCGACGTCGTCGCTTCGGCGACGTCGAGCAGGGTCAGGACGGGCTTGCCCGACACGCGAGGCTACTCGCGCCCGAACACGACGAAGCTGGGCACCTGCGCCGAGAGATCCCCGGAGGTCACCTCGGCCATCGCCGCGGCCGAGCCCGCGCTCTGGTACGCCAGGACCTTGTCGTTCACCTTGTCGTAGGCGAACTCGTAGCCCGAGGTCTTCTCGAAGAGCACCGAGTAGACGGTGCTCAGCCCGAACTTCTCCGAGCCCGAGGCGAGGGCGATGCCACCGCTCGCGGCCGTGCCGTACTCCATCGTGCCGCGGACCATCGTCAGCGTGCCGAAGACATCCTTGCTGTTGACCGTCACATCCCCTGCGGCCATGTCGTTCTCTCCTTTTCTTTACCCGAGCGGGATGGACCCGCCGGAGCCTTCTTGTGCCTCGATCAGAACCGGGACGATCGTCTTCACGCGCGCCCGGATCAGGTTGCGGATGTTGCGGGGGTCGCGTTCGACCCCCTGGTTCGCGGTGTTGGCCCTGAGTCGCGTCGCCGACGTCGAGACCGTGCTCCACTGCACGAGCAGCTCGCGGAGCCGCGCCTCCAGGGCCGCGCTGAGGCCCGCCAGGATCGCGTCGATCGCGGTCTTCGCCGTCGTGATCGCGAAGTTCTCGAAGCGCGAGCCCGTGCCGTAGTCGGCGTTCAGGTTCAGGACGCTATCCGCTTCGGGGACGCCGAGGATCTCGTAGACCTGGTGCGTCTCGGCGTCCGTGAGCGCCATCGGCTACTCCTTGGCGTCGCTGGCGTCGCTGGCCTCCGCCTCTCCACCGCCCTCGGTGTCATCCCCGCGCGCCGCGACGATCTCCGCCGCCTCGACCATGAGCTTCGAGGCCGTGGCCGGGCCGATGCCGTGGATCTCGGTGAGCTTCGCGGGGTCCGCCTCGGCGACCTGCTCGACCTGCGAGTAGCCGGCCTCGATCAGCGCCTTGACGTGCTTCGGTGCCCCGAGCTTCGCCATGTCGGGGTCCAGACCGGCGTCGGCCGGCGCCGGCTCCTTGCTCTCCTCCTCCGAAGCGTCCGCGCCCACCTCGGGGACGAGATCGGCCGCCTCTTCCTCGGCCGACGGGCCCACCTCCACCTGGGGCGGCGGAACCGGGGTCGCCTGCTCGGGAGCGCCTCCCTGGGCAGCCGAGGCGAGCTGACCGAGGAGTGCGTTGACACCCTCGACCGCCGTGCGCGCCTGGGCACCTGCGATCCGCTTCCGGTGCGCGTCCTGGTTCGCCTGCTCGTACTCCCGGAAGAGCTTCTTCTCTTTCTCTGTCGCGAGGCGGCAGACCTCGCCGCGCCGCGGCCCGAGCACGAGGTAGTCGGCGGCCACCTGGTCGTGGACCTCGACCATCCGGGCCTTCGCCTTCTCGCCCGGCCGCTCGATCACACCGCGGGGGCGGATCACCAGCACGACGTCCTGGCCGGCCAGCTCCCGCCACTTCCGCAGGAAGCGGAGTTGGAGGTCGCTCTCGACGCTGAGGCCCTGGCTCTGCTCGCGGACCTCCAGTTCGTGGATCTTCCTTTCCAGGTCGTGGACCCGGGTCTGACTCGACGGCATGGGGTTCTCTCCTGTTCATGGGGGTCTGGAGGCAAGCGTCACCTATGCGTGACGCGGGAAATCGAAGGGGCCCGAGGTGAGGAGGCACCTCGGGCCCTGAACGGGGCCAGAAGGCGAAGCAAGCGAGCCGCGGTGGGCTAGTGCTTCACCTCGATCCCGTGGAGAGTCCGGCCACAGACGTAGCCGTAGAGCGTGTCGATGGTCGTCATGCGCCCGAGAACCGGGTGGTCGTAGGACATGGTCATCCGGATCGTGACCCCGTCCTCCTGCATCTCGACCTGAACGACACCCAGGCCGTTCCCGTCCGTGCCCAGGTTGCGAACGGCGCCCAGCAGAGCCGCCGGACCCAGCGCCAGACCGTGGCGGTTCGTGCTCGACGTCACGTTGCACTTCTGCGCGCGGTAGACGTCGAAGCCCTTGAGCTGACCCATCAGCCGAGCCGCCGCAGCGTCACCGCTGCCGCGCTTGTCGGCCTCCGTGAAGCGGGGGATCAGCCGCAGGTTCGAGTAGCCCGTGCCCGTCACGACCAGGCTCTTCCGGTCCCTGCCGGGAACGCGCTGGTCGAAGAGCCCCGTCTCGGCTGCGTCGATCACCGCCTCGGTGAGCGCCGTATTGTAGGCGCCGACCGCCGTGCCGGTGAAGGAGGCGTAGACCGAGAGCAGGTCCTCGTCCATGTCCTCGGCGAAGTTCGCGATGGCCTGGCCCGCGGAGCAGTTCTCCAGGTTCGGGCTCGCGTAGGCCTTGTTGACGTCGGTGTGCTCCCACGTCAGCTCGCGGTGCCGGTTGAGGGCCAGCGAGGCGTTGCCCAGGTTGTTCGCCTGGCGCGTCACGGTCCCACCGTCGGCCATGAGGTTCGTGGTGAACTCGGCCGGGATCGGGATGTCCACCTGGCTCCCGAACTGACGAACCTCGTCCTCGTAGTCCATGGTCGCGATGCCCCAGGCGCACGTCTCCGCACGGAGCGGAGGGAGCGTCTTGGCTGCCACGACCGTCGCGATGGCGCTGGCGTTGTTCGCGCCAGTGATGATACCCTCGGCCATCTTTCCTTCTCCTTGTCAATCGCGCAGCCGAGGGATCATCCCGACCATCGGGATCCTCTACTACTGCGCCCCTTCGAGTTCAATCGACCCCTTGTTGGAGGCCTCCCGGATCTGCGCCGGGGTCATATTGCCGCTGACCACCTCGGCGGCCGGGATCAGGTCGCCGGTCTTCCCCTTCTCGCCCTGGGGTTTGGCCGGCCCCTGGCCCTTGACCGGAACCTGGAAGCGCTTGCCGACCGTCGTGCCGCCGAAGCTCTTCAGGCCCTCGGCGAGCGGCTTGTAGATCGGCTCGTTCGTGACGTCCTCGACGCCGACCTGCATCTCGTAGCCGTCGCCGGTCTCGCTCTTCCTCACCTTCGGGAAGAGGTGCTCGATCATCACCTCGGACATGGTCAAGTCGAACTCGACGCCCACCGCATCCTTGTCGAGCGAGGTGGTGCGGATGGCGTCGCGGAGAGCCTGCGCTGCGCGCTTCTCCTCGGCGTCGTCGGCCTTGGCCTGCGCTTCCTCGCGGGCCATCCGTTCGGTCTCCACCTGCTTCGTGAGCTTCTCCATCTGCTTGCCCTGGCGGTCCATGAAGGCCCGCAGAGCCGGCGGGAGCTTCTTCACGTCGATCTCGGCGTCGGGGTCGTCGAGGTCGGGGTCGTCACCCTTGGGGCCCTTCGCGCCCTTCTCGACGGCCTCGGTCAACCCCTGGAGGCGCTCGTCGAGCTTCTCGTCCGCCTCCTTGCGCTCCCGCTTCTGGCGCTTGTCGTAGCCGTTGAGCGCGTCGTTGACCTGACCCTTCAGGACGTCGCCGAGCGTCTGGTCCTCCTCCAGGCCCAGCGTCCCCCTCACCAGCTCCTTGATCTCTTTCTGTTGCTCCTCGTCGAAAGGCGGCATGTCGTCCTCCCCCGATTCGAGCCTTGGGCTCGGGTTCGGGCACCCTTGTAGTTGCGGAACCCCCAGGGTTGCGGTGCGGGGCCACCGTACTCGCGCACGAAGCGCGACACGCGCCGGAATGGCGCCGAAAGATCAGCGACGGACGCCGTCTCGATGGACGCGCCCGTCCTTCTTGCTCTTGATGACGACCGGGCCCACCTCGCCAGGCGCAGGGCGTTCGAGGATGGTGAACTCCTCGGGGCCCCGCGGGCCGATGGTGCGAGCCACGGCCGGCTTCTTGGGCTCGGGCTCGGTGAGACCGATGTTGAGGCCCTGGTCGATCTTCCTCAGCTCGGAGTGGCTGAAGTCGAAGCGCGCGATCTCCTCGGCCACGATCAGCTTGTTGACCTCGGCGCGGTAGTCGGGGTCGTTGAGGTAGCGCCGCGCCTGGTCGGCGTCGTCCGTGAGCGCCTTGTCGCGGATCCTCTTCCGGATGCACGCAAGCAGTTCGTCGCCCACCTCCAGGATGTCCTCTTGGGACAGACCCGCGTTCTTGAGCAGCGTGTAGATCGGGAACGGATCCCGCTGGTCCGCCGGCCGTGAGACCGGGGCAGCGCCACCGAGCAGCGTCGAGCGTGAGGGGAAACGCGCCATCACTGGTTAAGCAGCCCGCTCCGACCTTCGCGGAGCGCTGCGGTCAGGGTGCCGCCCGTGACGTCACCGTCGGAGGTCGCGCGGCATCGGATCCGCCGGCTGCCGGGCAGCGAGCCGAGGTTGATGTCGAGAGTGCCACTCCCGTTCGCGGCGAGCTGCACCGAGCCGAGCACCGAGACCTGCTGCGTCCCGCCCACGATCCCGAGGTCGCCCTCGACGATCACGTTGACCACCTTGTCCGTTTCGAGGCTCGCGAGCGTGTAGGCCAGCTCGTAGATCTCCGCCTCGGAGGGCTCGAACCAGGCGCCCGTCCAGGGCGCGGACTGCGTCACCGCCTGCGCGGTGCAGAGCGCGACGTCCTCGCTGCCAACGAAGTGGGTTCCCATCTAGTCCTCCTCGTCCCTCTTGCTCAGGGGATCCTCGGCGTCGCTGGGAGCGACGACCTGCATCTTGCGCAGCTCGTCCACGATCGCGTTCCGCGTCTTCGCGTCGACGTCCGGCAGAAGCGCCAGCGCCGTCTTGATGATGAAGGCCCTCCAGAACGTCGGGGAGTTCTTGAGGTCCGGGATGCCCTGGATCTTCAGCGCGCCGTCCGCGGCCGTGGTCGAGTCGAGCAGGTCGAAGCGATCGGCCCCGCTGGCCTCCCACGAGTAGGCCTCGTTCCGAGCCGCGCTGACCGCGTCGGCCACCTGCACCGAGAAGTCGCGGACGTACTTCGCATAGCGCTCGCAGAGGATCATCTTCGCGACGGCGTCGCGGAGCTTCGCGGCTGCCGCCTGCATCATGGCCGCCGCCTCGGGACCTTGGGCCGCCGCCATATTGTGGAGCGCCTTGTAGATCTCCCGTTCGAGCTGGTCGAGCCGTTCTTTCAGGTGTGACAGCGCTGCTCCGCCCGGCTCCAGGTAGCCGACCTCACCCTCCTCGTCCAACTCGAACCAGTATTGGGCGCCGCGCTTCTGCGCCTTCTGCTCCTCGCCGGGCTCGCTGTCCGCCAGCCGGGTCTCGCCCTTGTGGTAGGGCTGCGGATAGCAGCAGAGCGTCTCGTACCAGCTCAGGCCGTTCCTCTTGCTCAGCTCGTTCTTGCAGAGCGAGGCGATGCGGTCCATCGCCCAGAGCGAGGGGTGGACCAGCAGGCGGATCAGCGGCACCTGACCCCGGCCGTCGTTGGCCTCGGCTAGCCGGTGCTCTCGCGGCTCGTCGACCGCGGTGGCCTCGTCGTCCGGCTTCGGCTCCTTGCCGGCCTCGATCTCGATCTCCCACTGCTGGACCGTCGTCCGCGTCAGGTAGGTCCAGACGACCTTGTCCTTGGCGGCCTCCTCGTCCCGGAGCAGGTCGCCTGGCGTGATCCGATGCCGGAGCATCACCGAGGCCAGGCCCTTCTCGTCCCGGCCGACGTTGATGACGCACTCCGGAGGCACGAGCACGATCTGGGCCCGCAGCTCGCCGGCCGCCTCCTGCTCACCGCGGCTCTGCCACTCGAAACCGGGCACCGACTCCGGGAAGGCGACCATGGCCCAGGCTTCCCGCTTCTGCATGGCGGTCGTGAGGGCCTCGTAGAGAAACTCCTGGAACGTGCCCTCCCCCGTCCCGGTGGGATCGGGCCAGAGCACGTCGCCGTAGAAGCCGTCGGGCTCGGGTCGCTGCTTGCCCTCCTCCGCCTTCAGGTTCAGCTCGATCGGCGCCTGAAGCGTAGCCGCGGCGATCTCGTCGATCGCGGCGCCGGCCATGTTCTTGTAGTGGAAGTCGGCCAGGCGGACGTTGTACCAGTCCGTCGTCTCGACCGGCCGCTGCGGCAAGAAGCGCGTCTTCTGCTTCTCGATCCGGTGGCCGCCCTCGTAGAGCAGCTCGTACTCCTCCCAGGCCGACTCGTGGTAGTCGGCCCGCTTCCGGTCGAGGATCTTCACCAGCACCGCATCACCCACTGATCCTTCAGGTGCGCGATCCATCCCCAGGCGATGTCGGCCATGGCGAGCCTCAGCTCTTCGGCTGCCACCAGCAGCTTCCTCACCGTGGAGCGTCGCCGCCTCTTTCTCAACTCGGGCCGCGGCTCGTAGTTGACGAAGGCCGGGTTCCGATCCTCGGTCATCCGCATCGAGGGCCCTCCTACGCGGCGAGGCGCACGATCCGGAGGCCGGCGCGCTTCCGCCCGCCGAACCGCCAGGCGCCCTCCGTCGCATCCGGCCCGTCGTCGTGGTCAGCCGTGGGGTGGTCGACCATCTGGTTCCAGTAGACCGGAGGGAGGTCCACGTTGAACGTGAGCCAGGCGTTCACCACGGCCGGCTCCATGGAGGCGACCCGGGCGATCTTGTTCGTCGTCTGCCGGTCAAGGGATCGCAGGGGGATCTGGTAGTAGCGCCCCTCGGCCTTCCGGTCCCGCGCCTCCTTGCGGTAGGTGTCCTTCAGGAGCGCGAGCGTGTCCGTCTCCAGGACGCAGATCTCGGTCTTCCAGCGCTCCGCCAGGTCGAAGTGGACCGCGACCTGCACCGAGGGCGGCTGCCGCTCGATCCACACGTTGACGACGTGCCCGGCCAACCCCCCACCAGGTCGGTCCTCGAAGCCGATGGTCACGATCGCCGCGTAGTCGCCGAGCATCTGCCGGCGCCGCGTGAGGCGTGCCGTCGGGTCGGCCTTGGCGGGATCGTGGAACGAGACATAGCGGAGCTTGTGGAGGAAGACCTCGCGGGTGCCGCCGTCCCGCTCGTCGACGATCAGCTTGTTCCCCTTGATGCGGTGCCGGATCGCGCCGCGTGCGGGGTAGTCGTCGCTCTCCATCTCGAAGGTCGCCAGCCCCGGATCTCGGGGGACGAGCATCTTCTCCTTGGAGAACGCCGCCTCGCCGTTCGCCCAGCGCCAGAGCATGAGCTGGAAGAACGGCTCGCCATCGGACCAGAGGACATCGACGCCCTCGTCCATCCGCCTCTTGTTGGCGTGGTAGAAGCGTTTGGCGAGGTCGACCCGAGCCTGACCCGCCTCCAGGTCGAAGGGGTCGCCCTTCTCGTCGGTCTCCAGGTAGCCCGCGCTGGCCCAGATCTGCCGGCAACGCTCCCAGAGGTCCATCCGCTTCGGCCAGGAGCGGATCGCGGGGAACTTGACGAAGGCCCAGCCGGCGTTGTGCTCCAGGCTCGGCAGGAGCGCCTCGCGGTGGAGGGGCGTCCCCGTCATCTGGTAGTTCGTGCGGCCGTCCGTGGTGGCCGCGCCCTCGATGTCCTGCGTCAAGATGCGCCGGTCGCGCTCGCGCAGCTCGGGGTTCTGGACGTCCTGCGAGTCCTCCGCGTCGTCCAGGTAGACCTTCGTCGGCCTGGCGCCCGTGTCGGGATGGAGTAGGCCGCGGGTCTGGCCGCCCATCGAGCCGGCCATGATCCGGACGCCATTCGACGTCTCGATGTCGGCGGCCTGCCAGATGTCGCCCTTGAGGTCCCCGAAATACTCGCGGAAGAGCTTGTTCCGCTCGATCTGGTAGCGCACCTCGCGGAGGCGGCTCTTCGAGAGCGTGAAGCCCTCCGCGATAATGACGATGAACTCTTCCAGTTCGTAGGCGACGTCGTGACAGACGTCGATCAGGATCGCGACCGTGGTCTTCCCGTTGCCGCGGGGCACCTCGATCGCCCGGCGCCAGCCGGTCATCGGCAGCCGGTCCCGGTAGGCCACCTTCGGGACGCTCAACACGGTCCGGTGGAAGTCCGAGAAGCCGTACTCCAAGCGCTGCTTGAAGAAGAAGCGAGCGAAGAACTCGCGGTCCGTGCGGCAGCGGGCCTTGATGACCCGCTTCCGCATCTCGGGGTCAGTCGTCGCCAAGCGCTTCAAGAGCGCTCTGAAGTGTCTCCTCGTGAGGGTCTGCACCCGCTCGGCCGATGCCGGCGTCAGATCGCCAACTGCCATCCTTCAGGCCCGCGAGTAGATCGTCGACGATCTGGAGGCGCCGTAGGCCCAGGGCAGCCTGGCCGGCCGTGACCACGGGGTTCTCGATGCCGACGATCTCGCCCTTCTGGAGCTTCTGGGCGATGTCGAGAAAGAAGTCGAGCAGTAGCGTCGTCGCCTGGTGCTTCCGCGAGAGGTTCTGGACGATCGCCTTGCCGTCCCGCTCGATGAACTCGCGGGCGAGTTTCTCTCGGCGCTCGCCGCTCGCTTCGCGCTCGATTTCCGCTCGGTCGACCCAGCCCTCGGCCTTCGCTCTACGGGAGACCGTGTTCCGGTTGCAGCCGTGGATCCGGCCGATCTCGGTGAAGCTGAGACCGTTGACCTCGTAGAGCCTTCGGGCCTTCTTCCAGTCGATCGTCCCGCGCTGGGACGCTTTCTTCTTCTTCGCCACACCCGGGATCGCCCCGCGCCCGGCAGAACGAGGTGGGATCCTGAGCTGCCGGCGCGCTCAGGCCTCTACCCGGCGGGTAACGGGAGCCGGCTCCCGGAGAAAGCAGAACGCCCCGCGCTACCGAAGCAACGCGGGGCGCCTGATGGGAGGTGAGAGGTTGGGGTGTCCTTTCAGAGCTGTCAGACCACGAGGTCAGCCTCCTTGGCTTCCACTGGTGGCACTTCCGACCACGCTGAGAATCGTGAGGAACTCTGTGCAGCCGCGCAAGGGGATCGTCTGCGCTCGGCGACGCTCGGCGACGCTTAACAACGCAGAATCTTCTCCAGTGTTCCCCGTGGAACGTGCGCTCGGCAACGCTCAGCGACGCTGGAGGACGCTCGACGACGTAGCGCAAGGGGGTAGTTGCGCTCGACGACGTTCAACGACGCTAGAGCCCTTCCGTTCCGGCCTCCATGATCCGCCGGACCTCGCTCTCGCGAATCTTCCAGGCTCGGCCGATCTTGCGCGCATCGAGCACCCTGCGCTTGCACCAGTCCTGGACGGTGCGAAGCGCGACGTCGACGCCCTCGCGGTGGAGCCGCTGCTGGAAGACGTGCGGACTGATAAACCCCCCGGACATCCTTCTCCTCCTCGTGTCACGGCCCGCCCCGGGGCCCACCGCCCGGAAGCCAGCCGCAGGGCTGGGTTGCCTGCTGATAGAACTCGCGCAGCGCGTGATTCGCCTTGTCGATCATCTCGTTACGCCCCCGCGTGTGGCTGCCTGCGCCCACCGTCACCCGCCACACGAGACCATCGTTCCACAAGAGCGCCGTCGGGCCGAGGTCACCGCCGAGGATGGCGTGGTCCGCTTCGCGACCGATCCAGAGAGCCACGAAGGGCTCGCTGCACGCCACCACGAAATCATCCTCCGCGTCGGCCTTGAAGCCGCAGTGCTCGACCAGGATCGCCCAGATTCCGCGCGCGTGCTTCTCCTCGATCGGCCCGCTCACCCTGCGACCTTTCTCCACCGAAGCGTCGCGAGAGGATCCTTCTCCGCCCCGATCTCCCGCGCCGTGGTGCTCGGCAGCTCGTTCGTCGCCGCCGCGACCGTCAAGACGTCGCCGAAGGTGACGATGCTCGGCAGCGTCAACCTGGGCGAGAGGAACGCCTTCCAGGTCGCCCAGCCCGAGATCAGCTCGGGCAGCGTCCAGGGCCAGATCGGCGCGAGCCGCTGGAGGTAGACCGAGTAAAGCTCCTCTTCCCACGGCTCGATCCGCGGGGCCCCGAGGATCCCCAGCTCCAGCCGGATCCGCTCCTTGATCTGCTCCCGTTTGCGCGCGCGCCGCCAGGCCCGAAGCCTCCTACACCCGATCATCCGGCAAGTCCTCCTTGTCCATCAGGCCGATCCAGACCATCCGCCTCTGCGCCTTGTCGCGAGCTTCCTCGACGGTCCTCTGCACCTTCCGCTTGCTCCACGCCTGCCACTCGCACTGCTCTCGCGGGTAGCGCTCGCGGAGATCCCGCATCAGGGGTTCCCAGCCGTCCAGCTCGACGCGGCCCCGGAGCAGCGCGAACTCCTCCAGCTTCAGCACGACCCAGACCAGGCCGAGGTCTGCGAGTAGATCGGCCGGCGTGTCGTAGCGGACGCGGGCCGAGGGCTTCATCGTCACCCGGCCGGGCCAGAAGCCGAGCGGCGACCGCATCGTCACCCTGGCCTGGCCGTCCTGGAAGAAGCCCTTCATCACGGCCGCCACATTCCACGGCCGCTTCGCGCCGCACCTCGGGCCGGTGCAGTACCAGACGCCGTCCTGCTTCCTCCACCTCCCGACCGACTTACAGGCCGGGCACTTGTCCTCGTACTCGCGGCCGACCATCACGAACGGGTCGAAGCCCTGGAGCAGGAGGTCGTAGAGCTGGAGATAGACCCGCATCGCGTGGTCCGCGCTGTGGTAGAGGGGCATCAGGCGTAGGCCTCCTCGCGGAAGACGGAGAACTCCGGCAGCTCGCAGATCAGATGGAAGAAGCGCACGCCCCTCATGCAGGGCACATGGACCACGGTCCAGCCCGGATCGACCTGTATGTTCCCGATGATCGAGGTCCCGCAGGGGCCCAAGAAGCAGGGGTCCTTCGCGACCAGGATGCCGCGCCTCATGCTGCCCTCCTCGTCCGGTCACGTCCGAGCGCGCGGTTGTGCGCGGCGAGCGTCGCGCGCACCGCTTCGCGCCGAGTTGACCGGCTGAGGGCCGCGCGCCGCAGCAGCTCGTAGTCGAGGGAGAGCAGCTCGCAGTAGTGGGGCAAGACCGACTCGGGGCTCAGCAGGAAGTGGCGCGCGGTGGCGACGTCCTCCTCCTCGACGTCCGCCGAGTGCGAGAGGTCGGCGAGCGCCTGCTCGATCAGGGCGAAGGCGTACTCGCCGAAGAGCGTGCCGCGGCGCTGCACGCCGCCCTGGATCTCCAGCTCGTGGCTGCTGCTGCCGGCCGGCGCGGTCATCCCGCCTTCAGTCCCTCAGCCTGACGATCGACCCGCGCGACCAGAACGCGCTGGGCCTCCTCGATCAGCGCGCGGCGGCCGGCGAGGATCTGCTCCTCCTCGGCGTTGAGCCCCTTCGCGGCCGTGTTCCAGTCCCGATAGAGCTTCAGCACTTCGAGCGCCTCGCTCTTCGTCATCCGCGGCTCTTCGTGGCCGTTCTTCACGGCCATCAACTCGCCCCAGTGGACGATCGCGGTGCCGATCGCCTCCTTCTCGATCGTGCTGAACTCGACCCCGAGGATCTCCTCGATCTCCTCTACGACGTTGCCCTCGATCATCCTTCGCTCTCCTCCTCCACGATCTCGTCCACGACGAGTCGGATGAAGCCCTGCTTCTTCGGCGCCGGGAACCACTTGTAGTCGCGCTCCAGGACCTCGGGGGTGTCGTCGATCAGCACGTCGGCGCGCTGGATCCACCACCCCCCACCCGGCGCCCGCTTGTCCTTCTTGAAGTAGCTCATGGT